TTACCTCAACCTCTTATCCGCACTCCGCTTAACCACACTCACGCCCAAAACACCCAAGGCAATGCCCCAAATCGGGCTGGTATTGACCAGGGCGGCGATAATGGCCGGGGCCTGGAGCGGGGTCAGAATGATGGCGTAGGCGATTGCGCCCATGGTCATGATCCAGGTCAGGGCGACGGCGTAGCCGAAGCTGGGGCGCCAGCGCCGCACAAAGGCATCTTCGCTGGCGACCTCGGCCCGGATGGTGCGGTTGACGGATTTAAGCGTCTCGGTATCGCGCGCCAGTTCGATTTCGGCCATGCGTTCGGTGTGGCGGTTGGCCGCGTTGATTTGTTCGGGCGTGACGTCGCCCTTGGTCACAGCCGCCTCCACCTGTTTAAGGCCCTTGGCCGCGGTTTTGGCAATCGGGTTGTCGATATGATCAAGCCCCGCACCCACCGCCTTCATCAAAAGCGGCAGGCCGATCTGGGCGAGCAATGCCGGGATCATGTGATACCTCCCTACCCTATATTTTTGTAAAACAAGTGGTTTCCGATCTCGGCGACCGGCAAATGGCCGCGCGCCCAGAACGGATCCACCGCATGGGTGTGATAATGGGTAGCCCCGTCTGTTTGGTCGGCAAGCTCACCCGCCACTGCGCGCTTGGCGATGCGTTTGCACAAGCGATAGGCCGGATCACGCGGGCTGACTGCCAGAAGCTTCTTGCGGTTGGGATCATTGGCGTTCCAGCAGGAAAACTGTGCCGGTTTCAGGCAGACAGATTTCACGTCATTGCCCCACCAATAGCGCCCGCGTCGTTTGGCAAACGCCACCCGGTTGAGGATGACCGATGCCACGGCCTCGATCCCGGCAAGCTCTTCGCCGCGCGCCTCGCCATAGAGGGTGCGGGCGAGCACTTCGACTTCGGACAGCATATCGGGGTCGTTTACCGGCGTCGGGGCCGATCTGGTCAGGGTTTGGGTGTCATTCATAAGCTCTGATCCTTTTGGGTCGGGATGATGGGGGTATCGAGTTTGGCCTCGATCCGGAGCAAATGGCCGGTCAGGCGCTTTTCGACATCCTTGAGATAGGGGATGGAGACATAGTTGCGCGCGACATCAAGCTTGAACGCCGCCAAGCCATCACGCAGATCGGTGACGTCTGTGTCCTGACGGCTGCGTTGCTGTTCCACGCGGCTCAGCAATTCGGAACGCATCCGCCAATGCAGCCAGAACAGGCTGGCGACAACAGGGATTTCAACAGCCGTGATCCACCAGATCACATCGACAGACTGGGTCACAGGCAGGGTCATGGGGGCCTCGATGATCAGACAAAGAAAAACCCGCAAACCGATGGCTTGCGGGTCAGTTCACCGTCCCCTCCCCCGGGGCAACATCCCACGGGTTGGACAGGCGGCTTGAGCATTCAGGAGGCCGGCAGAAGAGTTACGCCTACGCTGCCGGGCCCTTCAGCTTTTCTTCAAGGTCCTGCCAGGCCTCGCCAGAGGCAACAAGGCAGCTTGGGCCGGACGGATAGGTAAACAGGATGGTCCATGTCTGGCCATCGGGCGCTTTGAGCACCTCGATCACGCCACCATTGGACGTGACGCCAACCGCGACCGGCTCTTCGGAATATTTTGCGCTCAGGCTGTCGATCACCTTGGATCGATCCCCGCAGACGGGGGACGCCGAGGCTTGGGGAATTGCTACTGCAACGGCACCTGCCACCACAGCGATCAAGCTCAGTGTTTTCAACATGGTCAGGCCTCCTGACAGTCAGGTGCGTCCACATGGACGTCTTGTTTTCCTGCACTGCGAAATGGATCAACAAATGATCTTTGGCCGTTTCCTTGTGCCGGTTTCGATCCGCCGACAACCTTGCTTGGCTGGCTTAAATTCTCACTTTGGTATAGGAAGAAAAATTCCTTACTATTCTTTCATATAATAAACGTAGGCATCAAAGCTGAATTTTCCATAAACATTTCACAAATGTGATACACAGCCCTGCTAACCATTTGGCATTGTGGGAAAGTTTTTTCTTCCCTCACGGATTGAAGTGGCTCTCGGCCCGGAAAATCCCGCCAATCCCCCGCCAGTCGGCGCGTTTGACCGGCATATCGACCCGCGGCAAACGCACCGGATCATTCAAAATACAGCCCGCCACCGCATCCAGCCCGTCATCCGGGCCATTGCCATCAGGATGCCAATCGCGCATCTGGCGCAGGAACGGGGTTTGACCGACCGCCCGATGGACATGCAACAATCCCGCGCCCATCACCGCGCCAAAGGCATCCTCGATCCGGGTGGCTTTGTTGGTGCTCTCATAATGCTCTACGACGCTCGCCGCCCATCCGATTGATTTCAGTTCGCGTCGAAGGATATTGGGCAAAAACCGGCCAATACCATTGGTCTCGACCCGGACAGACGGCAAGTGATGGCGTGCCATGAAGTCGGCGACCTGCGCACAAAGCTGGCTGGCTTCGTCGCGCCAGGGCCTGTCACCGCTTTCGGCCGGATCGCCCGGATTGGCCGCACGCAGCCATGCGACATCCTGCAACCAATATTCCCCCTGATCACAAATATAAACACACGCCACCACCGCCCCGTCGCCACGAAGCGACCCGAAACTCGGATCAAAATGACAGGCACTCGCCACCATGGTCCGCCCGCCAATCCGAAGCGTCATGCGGCCATTGCCATGCGTGATCTCGGCCTGATCGTCGTAGAACCGCAATTTTGCCGGATCGAGCATCCCGGCCACGGGCGCGACCATTTCAAGCATCATCTGGCTTTGAAACTTGCGAACCGGGGTGCGGGTCCGCATCGCCTTGATCGCGGCCAGATCAAATCTTTCCGGCCAGTTTGATACCCCGTCCTTATTGACGATGGGCAGTTCAAAGCGTGAAAAACCGTCAAGGAACGGGGCAACTTCGCCGACTTCCGTCCGCGCTTCGCGGACGTAGATCGAGTAATAACTGTGCGGGGTTCCGACATAAAGCTGCGCACCACTTGGCCCCAACACATAGGCAATCTCGCCAAGCTTTTCGCGCAGCTCGGCACGTTTATGGGCGGTATCGCTGTTTTTGGGCACCTCGACATCATCGCAAATCACGATGTCGGCGCGCGATCCGGTGATGTTGCCGCCAATGCCGACGGCCTGCATCGACGGATCGCGCAACACAGCCGTTCGCGCCACGGTAAATCGCTCGCTCCCCCAATCGATCCGCTTGTCGGGTAAAAGGGCGCTCATCAATGGATGACGTTCAATCACGCGCTTGACGTTGCGCACCATCTTTTTCGCAAGATCCAGATCAGCCGCCAGCACCAGAATACGCATATCGGTATCGCGATACAGCAACCAGGCACAAAACAACCCAACCAGTGTCGACTTGCCGGAATTGCGAAACGCCATCAAAAGCATTTCCCGCTTGCCGGTCTGCCAGCAGTCCTCAAGCCAATCGGCCATCTTGCGATGATGGGCCGGCAGCGAAAGCCCCAACATCTGATCCCAGATCCAAACGAATTCGGCGAAGCGGGCGGTTTGAGCAATTGGCATTCCCCACTCCATAATGTCACCACCGTCATTCCCGCAAAGGCAGGAATCTCGAACCATATTACGCGCGGTTCAACGTCCTCCGCGCTTCGACAATCAGCTGATCGACATTGCTTTTGTCAGGTGCGTCGTCATCAACTTCCCCCGCACCCTCACACGCCCAGCGCAAAAGCTTGATCAGGCTTTCAAGATGCCCAAGCGCTGCCTTGCATGCCGCCTGATGCGCGGAGAATTCCTTGGCGTCCATGATCCCGGCAGCTTCCCCGGCCAGTCGGTGATAGGCATCGCGCGCCATGGCAATGTCATCGGGCAATTCACCCAAAAGTCGGGTTTGCAGGGCCATGATCGGGTCGGGTGTTTTATCCGTGCGCATGAGGTTTAAACCACCGAAAGTTCGGAAAGCCGCGCATTGGAAAGCTTTTCCGGCCAATAGGCCAGATTGCGGACATGGCCGTTCAGGGCCTTGTCGGTTCCGCCAAATGATCCGAGTACGATATTGGAAAAATTGCGCGGCATGGCAAAGCCACCCGGCGAGGACAACACCACACCATCCAGCCCGACCGAAATCACATCATCATCCCACGCCAGCGCGATGCGATGGCGGGTATCCTTGGCAAGTTGGCCATACAGCGACTGGGTGACGAGCGGCACGCCACCAGAACGGAGCGAAATGCGCAACTGATCGGCGGCACTGTCATAGCCAAGATCAAGGTGATCGTCATTCAGGCTGCTGGAATAAAGCTGCACGATCCGCCAGATACCCGCCCAATCCTTGGCGGTATGGAGATCAAACACCAGTGTGCCCCGGCCCTGGGCAAACCAGTCGCCGGGATCAAGGCGCACATCATCGCACGCCCGTGCGGCCGGAATGCCGTTGCTGATGATATCGCTGGTGGGGGCTGGCCCAGCTTCAAGCTGCGCATTCCAGATCAGGACGGAGGCCGGAAGTGCGCTGATCGCGGTGCTGATTTTCGGATATCGCGTGGTGCTTGAGGCTGGTTCCGCGATCCACACCCGCTGCCAAGTTTCATCCAGCGTAAAGCCATGGGCGGACGGCCCGTCAATCCCGCCAAGCGTGATGTCTGCCGTGCCTGATACCGCACGCATCCAGACGGCAAAGCTATAGGTTTCACTGGCCACAAGCCCGCCAACATTCTGATAAAGTCCATCCGCACCCGCCGCACTGCCGGGCAAATCAAGCTGCATCGCGGTTTGGCTGCCATCCGGGGCGGCGATTGTGCTGGCACTTACCACCACACCACTGTTCTTTTCCCAAAGCGCATTGTCAAAGGCCAATGAGTAGCGCAGCAGGTTGGTCGCCGCCCCCTCGATCAGAAGGCCCAAACGCCGGCCAAGCCGATCATGGTCATAGGCCGGTTCATCAATCGCGCGGGTTTCAAGCAGGCCATTTTGGCCGCGGACAAGCTTGGTGCTGGCGCGCGCAACATTCATGCAGGCCGCAAGCGGCTGATAACGCAATCCCATTGGATGCATCTCCGATCAGTGTGTAGTCAATGGATGGCAGGCGCGGGTTGGCGTGCTAGCCGCCAATGCGATGGATGTGACACCAGGTCAAAAGATCACTTGCCGCGATTTCGCGCGTTTGGGTGTCGCTATGCACGATGCGCAAACGCAATCCGGTACCGGGCGTGGCCCCGATCCGGGCAATGCCGTTCAGCCGCAAGCTGTGCGCCGCCCCGCTGCCCGTGGCGGTGATGTCATTGGCTTGCAGGTGGCTTGACCAATCGGTGCCGTCAAAGCGTTCGAGCGACAAAGTCGTAAAGACCGACTGGTCGGTAATCGGAAGCCGCACCCCGATATCAACATGATAAAAGCCCGGCGGCAGGCCGGTCACGCCATGCACCGCACTGTCATAAAGCCCGTGGCTGTCTTCGATCACCTGATCCCATTCAACCAGAAACGCCCCGCCCGCCGGAATGGATTGGCTGGCCGTGCGCAAAAGCTTCACCACGGGGCCGGTTTCATGGATCGGTGCGGCAAACCAGCGCGTGCCATCACAGACCAGATCGACCATGTCGCCGCGTGTCGGCAGGGGGTAAACAGTCACCTCCGCCCCGCCGTTGGTCGGGCGGATGACATTGCCCGCCGCCGTCGTGATATCAACCATCGTGCCATCACCGTTAAACACGCGATAACGCACCCCATTGCGCGCAACGGACGCCACCGGCAAGGTCAATTGCGCCCCGCTTGAAAGCCTGACCAGCGATCCGGTTTCGCGGACATCCATGATCCGGCTGACCGGCGCATCAATCACCGGCATGCGGCGCTCATCCTCCCACGCCAGGACATCGCCACTGCGAAAATCAAGATCAAGCATCGCCGAGGCGTTTGATCTTTCAAACGACGCGGCTGCGGTTTCAGATCGGCTTTCGGCGGCCTCCGCCCGGTTGGCGGCATCCTGTGCCTGTGCTGCCTTGGTGCTGGCCTGCGTGATCTCCGCCCCGCTGGGTCCGTTGGCAAGCCCCGTGCCCGCCGAATTCCAGATCAGCGCCCGACCGGGCGTGATCACCGGCAATTCAGCCGACGCAGGTGCATCCTGATCTGGACCAAAACGCAGCGTCCCGGTCAGTGCATGATCAACATCGCCAAGGGCGGCCGTCATGAAATCAAGATCGCGTTCAAGCGCATCACCGCGCGGGATCGACATGGCGTCAAAGGCACTTAGCCTGCGCAAATGCAACTGGCGGGTAATGGTGATCCGGGCACCGGTTTCCGGCGGGTATTCAAACCGCACCACACCACCACCGCCCTCATCACTGGGCGTCAAGGCGATGTGAAACCCGGTATCGGTTTCCGTCCCATCGATGGTGATGCGCAGATCACCCGCATCAAACACATCAAAATCAAACGGAAATTTGTCACGCGCGCCATCGCCGACAAAGGCAATGCTGGCACGGATCTGATTGGCAAAAACAGCGCCCATAGCGTACTTCCCCCTAAAAAAATCAGCCATCACGCTTTGAAAACCAGGCATTCAGCCGTGCGACCGTGTCATCCTGCGAAGATCGCAAAAGCGACTTTTCGCGCCAGGCGGCCTGTTGGTTGATGCGGCGGCGCTTGCGGGAAGCAGCATCTGCGTCCAGTTCCGCATCCTGCCGCGCGGCCTTTTCAAACCCCGCCAGAACCGCACTGGCCGAACCAGACCCACCGGCCATCAGCCCCGATGCCCCTTGCCGGGCACGCGCGGTTGCCTGACGCCGCCGAAGCCCCTCCTCCCGCTTGGTGGCGTCTTCACGCTGGCGCGCTTCGATCTCTGCCAGCTCCGCCTGACGGGCGGCTTCGGTTTGATCAATCCGGCTTTGTGCATTGGTCTGGTTGGCGCTAATGCGTTGTCCGGTTTGCAGCACCGATGCCGCCATCGGCACGATTGATGTAAATCCACCCATCAGTCATTCACCCCCATTTCACTGGCCACACCAAGCAACAAAAAAGGCCGGGGCAATGCCCCGGCGATGCGCCAAAGTCCACTTTTCAGTCCCCCGCCACTGCCCCGCCGCCAGCCAAGCGCGCGCAGCGTGATTTCCCCGCTATACAGCGCGTCTTTGTCATCGGGTGGCGCAGATACCGGAAGCGCGACATCGCGCAATCCCCGACCGGTATCAACGCGCAACTGCCCGGTTTCCTGCAAGCGCAGGGTGGCTGAGATCAGCCGCACGGCATTGCCGCCATGCGGGCGGCTGCCATCCGATGCGGCCGGCGGCAGGGCATAAATTTCATGGGTAAAGGGCAAGCCGACCTCGATCTCCGCCACCGCCCCGATGTGATCTGGCAGCGTAATCGTGCCCCCGGCAACCGGGATGTCATCGGCAAGAACGCCATCGTGCCAAACGCTGACATCAAGGCCATCCAGTGCCTCAAGATTACCCCAATGTTTGCGTGGCGGTTCGCCGTCTGCCACCGCTTGTCGGCGATAAAGGTCGAAACCGCATTTCGGGTCAAACACGCCTAGGAAATGATGCCCGTCGCGTTCCAGCACGACATAGACATCCCCGCCGGATACCGAAACGGATCTAAAGGCGCATCCCGCAACCGATTGCGCCGACCAGGCGGTGATCGCCTCAGACCGATACAGCGTCAGGGTGGCAAGCGATCCATCGCGCATTACCACATGCAAAAGCCGTCGTTCGGGATCAAAGGCCTGATCGACGGGATGATTGATCAGATGGCGTGACAGCAAGGCCAGATCGGCTGATCCATAAGCCTGTTCGACATCGGTGAACAGGAATTCGCGAATTTCGCGCCCGCTCCGCCCGGCAAAAAGCGTTGCGCCATCAACATTGACCAGTGGCACAGTGCGATCACTTTGGCTACCGATCCGGGTCTGGCGCGTGACCTGCACATTGGCCGGGGTGAGCGGATCACCCGTCACCATCCATTCCGATCCGCTGGTAAAGACCTGCAAATGACGCCCGGCGAAAATGCCCGTGATCGCATTGACCTGATCGGCCAGCAGGGCAAATTCAATCGCCTCGTCATCAAGGCCCTCGCCCAGCTCGAAATTAAACAGATCACCAGACTTCGACATCCACAGTCGGTTGGGCAGATCGCGCGATCCGCCGATGATCAACCGGTCCTGGTGAAAGGTCACACTGCGCGGCCAACCGCGCACATCGGAAAAGGCCTGTTCGACGAAATCGACCGTGGCATTGGTGTTGGGCAGTGCCTGCTTCAGGGCGATTTGTGCGGTCCGGGCATCGGAAACGTTGGTGATCTCACCCTCGATCCCCTGAATCCGCCACAGCGTGCCAACATGCCCGGCAACGAACAAATCCACGTTCGCGGTAAGGCTCACCGTCCCGCTGGTGCCTGACGGGGTCAGGGTGGCGGCGGGTTCGACAAACTTGTAATAGGGCTGGCTGGTGCGGAAATTGGTTTCGCGCCAGGCCCAAAGGGTGGTCTGCCAACTGCCATCGCCTGTCCGGGTAATGCGTACCGGCTGGGCCGCGGGATGCACCACCAGAAGCGTATCGGCACTTTGCGTCCAGTTCAAAAGATCAAGCTGTTCTTCGCCGAACGTGGTTTCAAACCAGATCGTCTTTGCCTCGTCCTCAAACACCAGCGCATGTTTATCGCCAAAGGCCAGCAAATAGGTCTGTTCGGTATTGAACTCGAACTGAATCAACCGCGCCGGACCTGACAGTTCATCGATCAATCGAATGCCGGGACGGCGGCGCACCCCGCCCGATGGTTCGATAAACACATTGCGCAGGCGTGCTGCCCCATTGGCATAGGCGCTCAGGTCCGAGCGTCCCCACAATTCCGGGGCCAGTTCGCCGGTCGAAAAGGTGTTTTTCTCCAGAACGCGGCGTGACATTGGGTGCTCCTTGATAAAATACTGCGCCAAATATGCGGCTCTGGATTCCCGCCTTCGCGGGAATGACGATGGTTCCTTGGGACTTTTCGGCTCCGTCATCCCCGCGAAGGCGGGGATCTATGGTGGCACGCTCCGTGCCCGCCCTAACCCCGCGCCGAAATCAGGGAAAAATCATCAATCGCATGCGGGGTGGATTGCTGCGCATCGGCAAGTCTGGCTTCGCGCAACTGGTCCTCGGCCCGCTTGAAAAGATACTCTGCGCGCGTGCTGCTTTCGGTCAGCGGCAGGCAAAACTCCGCCGCCAGTCGCGCCATCAAGGCCATATCAAACCATGCCGGAAAGCTGCCCTCGGGCAAACGCGCGACATAGCTAAGATAGGCACTGTCCCCCGCGACCAGAACCGCCTGATCGCGCAACTCAAACCGCGCAATCTTGCCCCCGTCATTTTCAAGCGACAGCAACCGGATAAAATCGCGTGGCAAGGCAAACAGATGGCTTCCATCCTTTGGCGATGTCGCCGCACCCTCACCGGCCAGCCGTGACAACCAGCACCCCCGCCCGGCAAACCGCCAAGGATAGCCCGCCAGCATGCCGTCACGCACGCTCGCATACAGCATCCGGGCAATCTCGGCCTCGGCGACGTCCTCCTCAAACGATGAAATCGGCGCCGCCCCGATCATCACCAAAGCCCGCGCACACAGCGCCACATCACTCAACGCCATCACATCCCCCAAAACGAAAACGGGGCCCGGAAAACCGGACCCCGCAACAAAATCAGCCGTCAGACTTATGACGCCGATGGATAAAACGCCTTGATCGCATAAGTCATCGCGATGTTGCGTGGACGGGTCTCAAGACCACCTTCGCTAGAAGTACGATATTGGTTAGGACTGTCGTTGCCGTTTGGCCAAATACCGTATTCGCCAATGGTCGTGTAGGGTGCACCTGCGTTGAAAGAACGTCCGATCGATACATGATCATGCGCCTTGATCTCGTCTGACTGAATAGATGCAAATACACGATCTGTATCCACTCCACGACCAGCATCAAAACCGCGCACAAACTCGCCGCGCAGATCCGGTAGATTGAAGGTCGTGACGTCGTCGCCAGCCCCCCAAACGGTTCCGATGGTCTCAAACAGATCGGCATATTCGGTGCGCGAGATGGCCGAACCGTCACACACCAGCCAACCGGCCGGTGGGGTTGGCATGGCAAAGGCAGAAACCGAACCGATTTCGCTGCCGGCAACAACACCACTGCCACCAGAGCCAGCGCCAGAAATCAAAGCATTGATCGCCTGCAGCAACTGCGTGTCATCCAGCCGGTCAGGTTGGATATCTGCCGCCAGAACGACATTGAGAACTTCACTTTCGACCGGAGTAGTGCACTGCATATGTATTCTCCAATGTTGGCAAAAAAGAACCCCGACAAGAAAGCCCTGCCGGGGATAGATCAATCAAACCCACTCGATGATTATGTAACCATCCTGACCAACGTTAACGTCGCGCCCCAAATGCGTTGCGACACCACCTTGGCCGACAACGATCTGGCAAACATCGCCCGCAGCGACCATCACGTCCCTGATGGCCAGACCACCATTACCGCCAGTTCCACCAGTCTGCCCCAGTACTGACACACTGCCATTGCCGCCAATTGCACCCTGCCCGGTGAGGTTAAGGTCGCCATTGGTGGCCGCGCCCGGAAGTGCACCATCTGCATCTGTCTTGGCCGACCATGCACCTTTGCCACCCTCCGCTGTGATAGCGAGAGCACCAATAGTTACTGTCGATGCTTCGCCATCGGGCGATTGCTGGCTAGCTACATGGCCGTTCAGCCCGCCAGCGCCACCACCGCCAGCCACTGTCACCCGAAGGATTTCGACACCATCCGGAACTTCAAACGTCGCATTCTCGGTAAAATACTGGCGCTGCGAAATAGCGGATGGAATGAGCTTCTGAATTGCCTGCAGCAACTGGGTCTTGTCATCGCAATCAGGCCAGATACCTGCACCCTGAATAACGTTGAGAACTTCACATTCCACTGGGGTTGAACCCTGCATGAGCAGTCTCCTTGGTTGATAAAAAGAAACCCCGGTAACATCTGTCACCGGGGCGAGGTTGAGGGAGGATGAAAGGGGTGGATCGGGGGTGTGCGATCAGTCGGTGTTCGAGGTACCGATTGCCGTCATATCGCGAACATCGACACCCCCTGCACCCGCACTTGCGACAACGAACAGACCGCCGGACATGGTGGCGTCGCGGTTGGTGTTGGCGATGATGAAATCGCCGACGCGCAGCATGTCACGCGCATCGGCAAAGTAATCGGCGGTGTCGACGTCGGCGGCGACGTCCGGGGTGATGTAGTGCCACAGCGTAAAGCCGTTGGCGTATGCCAGAACACTGAGGTTTCTGGCTTTGAAACCTTCTGCCATTTTGGGCTCCTGTTTGGTTTTGAGCTTACGGGTCGAGGTTCCCGCCTTCGCGGGAATGACGTTCGTTCCATGCACCGACCCCAGACACCGTCATCCCCGCGCAGGCGAGGATCCCGGGCCACGGGTTCAAGCGTTCGGGGACGCTATTCCTGTGCTTTCAGGCACACCACGCCATCGCCATCAATCAGCGCGGCCCCCTGGCTCATGGAGTTATTCACAAAGTGTGCAGCGTGATCGCCGTGCCAGGTGATGTCGGACTGAACGTCCGAGCCGATGGCATGGCCAATGGCGGTGCGGTGATACCAGAAGCAGGATCGAATGCCGCTTGCCACCGGGAGGCCCGAATGGGGCATCCAGAGGGTCCCAAGCCAGCGTTTGGCCTGTGTGCCCTTCCACGGCAGGTCTTCATCGCCGATATAGTCAGATCGCGAAAACTCGTCGATCAGCAGCAACTCCGACCACTGTTTCCAGCCGACAATCGCATAACGCTGCCCGTCATCGGGCACATCGCGATCACCGAGGCCCTCGAACGCCATCATCACCTTATCAAGGGTCATGCCCTCGGTATTATCGGGCACGACATCATCGGCCCCGACCAGGGCATTGATGATCAGCTCGTCGGTCTTGCGGCCCAGCGCATAGGCCCCGGCATTGGCCAGAACCATCTTTTCATCATGGTTGATTTTAAGCTCGTCCAGTGCATCGACCCAGTCGCCGGCATAGTAATCACGCAGGTCACAGCGGACCGCCTCGTGATCGACATTCATCACCGGCACCTTGCCATGGCGGGCCTTGGTGGTGGCCGTGCCCTTGCCGACTTTCTGGAACACCGTGGTCGCGCCCTTGATGGCGTTTTTGACCCGCACCGTGTTGCGCAGTTTTGATCCCATGCGTTGATAGGCCTGATGCACATCGGCCTGAAAATGGTCGATGAAGCTTTGATCAATCGTGGTTGTCATCGCCTTTTATCCCCTTGTTTCAGATATGGTTTTGTCGTGATTGCGGGCAGCCGCCGGGGATCAATTGCGCTGCCCGTAAAGGCCGGTGCCACAATTGCCCCAAAACCGGTCATTTTCCGGCCAAGGTTTGGTGGTTTAAGAACGCTGTTACAGGGAACCTTTTCCTTGAGGTTCCATGGGACACGCGCAGGATTTGCCCCGACCTGTTGCACCTGACGGGCTTTTCCGCGCGGTCCGGTCCCGGAAAAACAACAAGACAAAGAAAAAGAGTATCTGCTGTGAAGAAGTCGGTTTTGATTGTGTTCTGCCTGATCGGGCTTGGTGTTGCGGGCTATTTTATTTTGCCGCTGACCCCGATCCCGGATTATGTCAGTGCGGTATTTGATCGCGCCGACAAGCTGTTCTAGGCCTGACTAACCACCGGAAAGCCGGGCAAAATCCGCCTGCACCTCGGCCACCAGCGCCGGATCGCGATCCCGCCAATAGCGCGGATCATTCATCTTGCGCCGGATTTCGGAGCGCAGGTTTGTATCCCCAGCACCGCCATCATCTTTGCCAAGGGCGGCTTCAGTATTTTGCGCCATCATGCGATGCATGGCACGCACACCATCGGCACTTTGACACAGGGTTTCAAAGGCCGCCTCGGGCAGGTTGGCCTTGCCCCAGCTTTCGATTTTCGGCGCCAGCTTTTTCCAGCTTTCCGCCCCGCCAAATTCGGCCGCCAATGCCGCACGATCCGTCGCCCGCTGTGCGGCCTGATCAAGATCGCCCAGAAGCGGTGAAAGAACCTCCCCCGCCAGATCATAAACCAGCTGAGCCTGTGCGTTGCTGAAGCCTGCCGCATGCAGGCGCTGGTTTAAATCCGTATCAATATCTTCCATGCCATCTGCCAGCGTGATTGCGTAAGCATCCGGTGTTTCGGGCACCAGATCGGCGATGGCGGCAGAGTCAAGTTCGGGTTCGGGCGCCGGCGTTTCGGTATCGGGCAGCTCGGGTGTTTCTTCTGCCTCCGGTGCTTCCGGCGTCTCGGTTTCGGTTGCGAGAAGGTCGGGTTCGGTTGTCATGCGAACACTCCGTTAAATTGGGTCAAACTTTGTTTGGGGCGTGTGGCGCGAGGTTCCCGCTTTCGCGGGAATGACGTTCGTTCCATGCAGCTGTTTTGGGTACCGTCATCCCCGCGAAGGCGGGGATCAATCTGCGGCGGAACGATCTGCCAGCCGCTTGATCTGCAGCACCAGCGCGCGCTTCCCTTCGCGCATCCAGATCGCCGCAGTGCTGGCATCCGGGCCAAGGGCTGTGTGCAGGAAATGGCGTTCAAGATCGGCGAGTACCTTTGCCCCGGCGTCGCAGCTAAAACAGGCCTGCCAGTGGTCGCTGCCATTTTCCGAAAGTGTCTCGTTCTCGGCCTCGAACCAGTCCCATCCGTTACTGCTCATCACACCGCCTCCGCGATTTCAGGGGGCAGGCTTGGCCGCAAAAGATGGTCCGGCACACCAAACTGATCGGCAAGCCAGCGGACCATGACGGGCAAATCAACCTCTGCCATGGCATCCGGGCCAAGGGCGGCAATCCGCGACAGCCAATCAAGCGCCTGTCCCGCCTGTACCCGTTTTGGCAGTTGTGCGAGCGGGGCCGCATGACGCAGCACCACAACATCGCCATCCAGCGGGATGTCGGGAAGTTCGCCTGTTTGGGTCAGGATATAAAGTGCGCGCCGGATCAGCGGATAGAGCAATTCCGCCTGCAACCGGCCATAGGTTGCCCCCAGAAGCCGCGCGTTTTCCGATGCGCGTTCAAGCACCTCGGTCGCGGTCATGCCCGGTTGATCGGTCTGGCCCAATCGGTCGGCCAGCAAACAGCGGCGAATGCGATCGCGCAGGTCTGAGAGCACAAGATCAGACACATCAAACCGACCGGGCGCCTCAAGCGGTTTCAGCCCCGCCGATCCAACGGCCTTGGGGATGATGCTACCCGGCACAAGGCGGATGGTTGCCGGGTTCAGAACGCCATCATCATCGGCCTGCCAGATGCCGGTGACCGCGATGGAGGCGTTTTTCAGCACCAGCTCGACAACCTTGTTGGCGGTTTTGATATCGGGCAGTGCCTTCATCACCGGCGATCTGCCATAAATCTCGCCCGGGGCCTTCATCCAGCGAAAGGCGATATAGGGCGACACATCAAACCGGTCGCGATAGATCAGATCAGTGGAATTGGCGTCGCCGTCTTCGCGAAACACACACAGCTCATAGCCGGTTTTGCGGTCGGTTGCAGGCAAAACAGCCTCGATCACGGTGAAGCGTTTCGGCGCGTCCTTGTCATCGCGATCATCATCGGCAAAGCCCTTTGCCCCCGGCCAGGTTGCAAGGATTTCCGCGCGGGTAAGCGCCAGTTTGCGAAACACCGCATCCATCTTGCCATCCGATCGTTCTTCAAACGCCAGATCCCGCAAGGGAACAGCGGTAAAGCGCAAGGCAGACGGGCTGTGTAATTCGGCCTTTTCAAGCCGCAAGCACGCGGTTCCGGCGGTGACCAGATCCAGAAACGCCTGATGCATTTCGACCGCAAAGTTGGAGCGATCAAAATGCCCCTGCAAAATCCGAACGGCCCGGCCAAGCTGCTCGGTCAAAGCCTGTCGATCCGCGTTGGCGACATTGCCGCCCGGTTCCAGCTCAAACCAGCCGCCGCCGGGCGGGGTGATTTCGGCCATCAGGCTGGCGGCAAGCTGTTCGATCGCGTCCGATGCGGTTGCGTCAAACACCCGGTCCAGGCGCTTGCCGCCATTGGTCTGGTTGCTGGCTGCCGCATTGCGCTGTGGCAGGGCAAATTCATAACAGTCCTGCCAATGGGCAATCCAGTTGCGCCGGCGTTCCATCGCCTTTTGAAAACGGGCGCGCAATTGGCTGATGTCCGCACCATCGGATGCCTTGTCGTCAGTCACGGCCTTTTGCGATTTCGCCATGCCTATTCCCCCAAAAGGTTCTTCCCACCGCCCGCCTTGGCGATGCGGTCCGTCAAAAGCCCGCGATAACTTGTCCCGATCAGGCTGGCACGGCCATACCGGCGGCGTTCAAGCGCCTCGGTCCGCGCGGTGTGTGCGGCATCTTGGGCACTGGTGTCGGCATCGCGCTCGGTCGCCGT